ATTAGCAGATCCATCTGCTGAAGGTAAAGTAAAAGTTACATTACTTGATAAACTTGAAGGAGATCTTAAAGCCACGTAGTTCGTGCCGTTATTTGATGCTTCGAAAAGTTGAAGTGTGCCTAAAGCAGAACCTGATATACCACTTTTAATACTTACTGAATCAAAAAATGTGTGATTGATAAAACCAGTATCATCACCATCAACAAACAAATTATATGCGGTACGGTTCACAGATACGTTTGCATCATTCCTGGTTCTACCTGTAAGAGTAAGTTGTGTAGAAGTATCAGACCAAGCAAAATTATATTTAGCTAAACTTAAATCGCCCCCTCCTCCTATATCAGTAGCTCCAACATTTATTTCTACGCCACTTGCACTTTGCAAACCCATATCGAGAGCTTGAGTAGGCGCTTCTAGTTTAAAATTATTACCATCACTATCAGCAATACCACCTACTAAAAATCTAATACCACCAGAAGCAGAACCTGTTGTAGACTGTATAACTTCTAGTTTTCCAGTTGTGTTTAAACTTGTTCCTTTTATACCTCCTGTTACATCTAATGCACTAGAAGGTGTGTTATTTAATATACCTACTCGGTTTGTGCTTGAATCAACAAAAAGTGCATGAGTATTAGAATCAGATTCAACTCTAAAATCTGCGTTTGCAGAACTAGCTTCATTAAATACTGTATTACCTTCGAAGGTAGCAGTATCTTTATATATAGCAGGTAAACTAACTTCCAAACTGCCAGAAGTAGGAGAGTCTGTTCCTATACCTACAGAGTTATTAGAAGCGACTACAACAAAAGTGTCACTATCTATTTGAAGATTAGCGGTACCAACAATATTACCTGAGGAAGTAAGTCCATCTACAACTGCTGTACCAGTAACATCTATCCCTGTTGATTTGGTAGCTAGTTTAGTTACGTTATCAAATTTTAATCTTGCTTCACCATCTTGAATAAACTGTGCAGATATCTCTGTACCTGCTGCGTTCATTATTCTGACATCATCACTTAATATTCTAAGTGTGCCTGTACCTGCATCCTGAATGAAACTGTTAGAGCCATCGTGATAGATTTGTAGGTCAGAACCTGTACCAAACTTGGCTTTAGCATTATCTAAGAAAATACCATCTGTACTAGCAGAGAGCTGAAAACCACCTTGAAAAAAAGCATCATTAGAAACAGTGAGCTCCTCTATAGTTACAGTACCTATTGAAGCTGTTGTAATACCATGTGAAAAGTTAAACTTATCATTCGTAGCATCCCACAAGATAGTGGCATCTGTAGTTGAATTGACTGCATCTTGAATAGTTATACCTGCGCCGTTAGCATTAGACGAGGTATCACCCGTACCATAATTTAGTACTATATTTTTGTCTTTAACGTTGAGGTTTACGGTATCAATTGTGGTAGTAGTGCCGCTTACCGTTAAATTACCTGAGATAGTGACGTTGCTTGAAAATGCTCCTGTTCCTGCACTAAAACTAGAAGAGCCAATATCTATAGCTCCAAAACCAGAACTTATTGCTCCAGAATTAAGTGTACCTACAGTTGTTATTTGTGCTTGAGAGGCATCTACAGATAGAGTGACGTTGTTGCCTGATGCACTAGAGGTTAGACCTGTACCCCCTAATATACCTAGTACTTCACTATCTAAATCTATAGAAATATTACTAGAACCGTCTGTAACATCTAAATCCTCGGCGGTTATTTGTGTATCAACAAAATCTTTGACAGCAGCCGAGGTAGGTAAACTAGTGTCATTATCATTAGATGCGATACCTTCTGATTCTGTCACGATAGCAGAGGCTTTAAAGTTATCTACCTCTATATTTGATAATGTGTTGTTATCAACATCTATAGTTTTGTTTGTTAGAGTTTGTGATCCTACTAAAGTTGCTACTGTACTATCTATAGCAAAAGTAACACCATTACCTGAAGCAGTAGAGGTAATACCTGTTCCGCCTAATAGTGATAAGGTTTCACTAAATAGATCTATCGCAATATTACTAGAGCCATCTGTAATATTTAAAGTAACGGCCCCTGTTGATGATATGTTTTGAAAAGTAGAACCGTCCCAATACTGTAATGTAGTAGTAGACGTATTATAGATTATTTGACCTATATTAAAGTTTAGAGTGTCTCTTTCAGCCGTAGTAAGCTGTAAAGTGTTATCAGGGTCTACGGATCCTAAATTTATTTCTAAGACACGTACAAGCTGATTAAAGGTCGCTGAGGAAACATTTTCACCTTGAGCAAATGGCAGATTTGTTTGTAGGAGTTTAGCCACTATCTTCTCCCGTCGCTTCTAAGATCTAATCTTGTTGCACCTAACCTCCATCCTGTTCCAGCATTTCCTGCGTCGCCGTCATTTGACTCAACTCTTAAAACAAACTGTCTTCCTCTTGATCTTATAAAGGATTGTTGTGTGTCTTCATTTATTACTGAACTTGATGTTGAAGTTAGAGAATCACCTGGGAAATTTCTAGATTTTGTGATTAATTTTACATTACCACCACCAGTATTTAAAAATTTTAGATCAGGTATAATTCTGCTTATAAAAGCAAAATTGTTACCGTCTTCTAAATCTAAATCTGCTGATTCTATAAATACACCAGTCATTTCTGATCCATCGTCATCAAAGCCTACTTCGTGCTGAAATAGATTTGGAGCTTTGACGGCTTGTGGGAATGATTCAACTCCTGAGTCCAACCAAGCAGTCCTCACCAACTGTCCGTAATACCAAATATTATCTACATAATTATAAATTACATAACGATCAATTTCTCCATTACCCTTTGATTCTGAGGGGTAAAACCAACCTACTTCGTTATGTTCTTTGTTACTAAAACCAAAAACTTTAAAAGCTTGAGAACGGTCAAAGTCTGAAAAGACATAATTTTTTACTGAACAAGGCAACTTAACGACTGATCCACTATAGACATAAAAACTGTCGTAAGACATAAAATAAACACCACCTGGTGCTGTTATAGCTGCTTTAGGTCCAATCAAGCCTGTTGAGTTATCTATCAGATTAACTGCGAAAGTAAAAGGTGGACCAATAAACTGCATGCTATATACCGAAGTATCTGTAAATATCACTATTTCTTGTCTAGATTTTACCCCACCTATGATTTGTGAACCTGAAGATAACCTGACAGAACCAGCAGTATTTGTAGTAGTTGGATTAAATTCTATAGGGTTTTCTTGATCGCTGAATGCTACCAACATAGGATCTACAGCTCCAGTCCTGTTGCCACCTGAAATAGGATCTGCTCCTAAAACAATAAGATGTCTGTCTGTTTCTGAAGTCATAACTTGTAAACCTACGGTAGGCACTTTACTTGCACTACCTACTGTTGATAACTGTACAGCTCTTGTGCCCGTACCATCAGCCTCCACCCATCTGTAAATAGAGCCCCCTCTGGCGTTGATAATAAGATCTTCACCAAAGTTATCGTGTGACCATAAACGTAACTGATTGATAGATGTCAAAGAGTTGGTAGAACCCCAAGTGCCTGTATTCCACCCATTCACACCCCAACCAGTTCCTGAAACAAAATTATCTAAACCTACGTTTATTTGATAAACACCATCTACGCCACTACCACCATTACCAGAATCACTAGAATTAGCTGTAGCAGATGCTGTAATAGTATAGGTGTTAGCGGTTGGGACTGTTACGATTTGATGTTCTGTATTAAGGACTGTCGCAGTTATATTACCACCTAAAGATACTGCTTGACTGATTGTGACAAAATCACCAACAACTGCACCATGACTGTTGTCAGTTACAGTTATTGTACTTGAACCGTTTGTTGCTGAGAAAGTTATTGTGTTAGTTGAAGTTTTTCTAACAGGTGTAATATCAGCAAAAGTACCACCAAATTCTAAATAATATTTTAGGTGTGTACCTACACCTAGATATTTTTCACCTGTATTGCTGATCCAATTGTGTAAGGCTCTAGGAGTACCTAGATATGTGTTATTTGTAATTTTTTGCCAACCACCAAATTTTTCAGGTCTGCCGAATCTAAATCTTACTAAATTACAATCGAACCAACCGCCCTCAGAGTCATATGCGGTCCCTTCTCTATCTATACCTGGGGCAAAGCTTAATTTTTGTATAGCCATACTTAAAGATATTCTATCTCGTTGTATGTATTTAAGCTAGATATAAGATTATATGTGCAAGATATCTGATTTCATCATGCTTGCTAGCTCGTTAGCACGACCTTTTACTTGTTTAGCCCATTTACTATCGAGCATCTGTTTGGCTGCTTCTTCGTAATCTTGTTCGTGTATAGCAGATAACATGTTACTAAATTTAAATAACCTATTACCTAGATTGAAATACATATTAATTAAAACTATTTTTCTTGTTTCTGATAATTCACTAAAAGTTGGTATTTGTGCAGACAAGATCTTAATACAGTTTTGTATATCGTTATTAAGCAAATATTCAGCTTCTTCTTGTGATATACCGCCTCCTAATCTTTCATCTATTAATCTGCCGTATCCAATTGTGAGATATTTTTCAGGTGTTGAGTCTTCATAAGCGTGTGAGACAAACCCCTCATGTAGTCTTAGCAGGTGACTAACCTTTTGTTCTAGTGTTTCTGTTGTCATATGATAATACCCTCTAAAAGTAAGGCGACTACACTACATATTAAACCTACTAATAAAACTATGAGTGTAGTCAAACCCCCTGAGACTTTTTGTTGAAGCTCTTTCAGCTCAAGCTCTATATCAACAAATTTATTAAAAACAGTTTTCCATCTCTCTTCGCTCTCTTTTTGATGAACAGATAGTTCGAGATGGACATCTGCTGCTGTTTTTCTTG